CTTTGATCTCGTGTCCCGCCTCTCTAAGTGCGTCAGAAAAATTAGGCCATGCGGGAGGGGTTGTTAAGGAATACACATATTGTGCTTTGAGTTCTCTGTATACTGTGTCTAAGTTCATTTTGTCGCAACCTTTGGCGGCGCATCTCAGTATTTTGTTGAATGTGATGATCTGTGAGTCTGTCATTTTTCTGGTCTCCTTATTTGGTTAAAATTATTTATCAACTGATAAGATCGTACCCTTGTTTCAACTACAGTGTCAACAACAAAATACAATTATTTTTATTAGGTGCGCATAGCCCTGCAAACATTGGGTATCATGCTCGTTATGGAAGATAAAAAACCGGTAGGCGCACCAACAAAGTTTAAGGCTGAATACATCGAACAAGCTAAAAAGCTTGCTCTGCTTGGTGCTATCGACACCGACGTAGCTGATTTTTTCGGCGTGGACGTTGCCACAATCAACCGCTGGAAGCTTGCACACGCTGAATTCTGCGAGTCCTTAAAAGCTGGCAAGCTTGAAGCGGACGAACAAGTTAAAAAGTCATTATTCAATAGGGCGAATGGCTACTCCCATCCAGAGGATAAGATTTTCTGCAACAAGGACGGAGACACAACCATCGTTCCAACCGAAAAGCATTACGCACCCGATACAGTGGCCTGCATCTTTTGGCTTAAGAACCGACAGCCGAAAGATTGGCGCGACAAAGTGCATAATGATTTATCCAATGAGGATGGCTCGTTACAGCTCACGACAGCGGAGGCAGCCGCCAAGCTTCACGCGATCATGGCGAACGCTGAAAGGGAAAAGGCACAGGCCGAAACGCCAGCGTTATCGGATGAGGATATATGTGAATAGCTTGCCGAGCCTGTTGCCGTACATCAACCCGGAAGATCAGAAGTTTATAGCCGCTATGCTTGCCGATGATCGGTTTATATGGACTCCGTTAAAAGGTCCGCAAACGATGGCGTATGAGAGTGAAGCGGATATCATTGGCTATGGTGGTGCAGCCGGTGGCGGTAAGACTGATCTTGCAGTGGGTAAGGCATTAACACGGCACAAAAAGTCTATGATCTTACGGCGTGAAGCGACACAGCTACAAGCGATTGTAGACAGGGTAGAGCAAGTAGTCGGCAACCGTGACGGATTCAACGGACAGAAAAACGTATGGAAGCTTGGAAGCGGTAAGCAATTAGAGTTTGGCTCCGTGCCACACTTAGGAGATGAGCGCAAGTACCAAGGGCGACCGCATGATCTGTTAGTGTTTGATGAGGCGTCGAACTTTCTTGAAGAGCAGATACGCTTTCTACTTGGTTGGTTGCGTACTGTAGACCCTGACCAAAAGTGCCAAGCACTGTTAGCTTTCAACCCGCCGACCAACACCGAAGGCAGATGGATTATAGAGTTTTTCGCTCCATGGCTTGATACTGAACATCCAAACCCTGCACAGCCGGGGGAGCTTCGTTACTTCGCTACCGTCGAAGGTAAAGAAGTAGAGCTACCAGATGGCAGGCCATTTGTAATTACCGAAGAGGGTTATGACTACAAGTACAACCCCGACACAGTGGCAGACGTGGACATTATAAAGCCACTATCACGGACCTTTATTCCATCGCGCATAGCCGACAACCCGTACCTGCTAGGGACCGGATACATGAACACTCTCCAAGCTTTACCGGAGCCGCTGCGTAGTCAAATGCTACTTGGTGACTTCCATGCAGGCATGGGCGACGACCCTTACCAGATCATCCCTACCGCATGGGTGAGGGATGCCATGAAACGATGGCACGAGAAAGACATCAAGCCAGATATGGACTCACTCGGAATCGATACAGCAAGAGGCGGCAAAGGAAAGACACACGACAAGACGGTTATAGCTCGACGCCATGGCGCATGGTTCGATAAGCCGTTAGCGTACGACGGTAAGGAGACCCCAGACGGTCACGAGGTCGCCGGGTTAGTGGTGGCAGCGTGTCGAGATCAGGCAGTACAACATATCGAGATAAACGGCGTGGGCGTGTCGCCTTATGACGTACTCGGCAAAGCGAGTCAGCACGTTGTCGGCGTGGATGTGTCGATGGCTTCAACAGCAACCGACAAGTCAGGCCGGTTGTCGTTTTTCAATGTGCGATCTGCTATGTGGTGGGCCATGCGCGAAGCACTGGACCCCAAAGGCAATAGGGCGATAGCGTTACCACCAAGCAAGCGACTGTTACGAGACTTCACAGCCCCGTTGTGGACGTTGCAAGGCTCCAAGATCAGACTAGAGAGCCGCGACGATATCATAAAGCGCACGGGCAAGTCACCTGACTACGGTACAGCGTATTGCCTTGCGCTTATGGACACACCGAAAGCCGAACATATAACAAACATGATGCACCAACGACCATGGGACGCGTCGAGTGCGCATAGCCGAAAGAAGAAAGCGTACACTCCTTATCAAGACATGGATTAATAATGGAGATTTAGCTACATGGCAAAACCGACTTTTGTACCCACTATCCTAGACAGACCGGGCCGTGGGCCTTTTAGTAAACGCAAACGGGATAGACCTGTTAGACCTACAGCTTCACAACAAGACCCTAACAAGATGTACGACAGCGCGAGCCTGATAGCGAGAGGCTTATACCGGAAAGTACTGTACGACAAGAAGGGTAATGTTAAGACCTTCAAGACAAGAGAAGAGTACGGTACGGAGTTTCGCAAAGGGGAGCTATACCGGGAGGGTGCGGGGGGCGCAAGGCTACAGTTCAAACAACCAAAGGCAGCGGCTAAAAGCGATGAGATAAGTCCGTTTGTGCGTGGGCTGCTTGATAGTCTCGGTGGAGCTGGAAAGGACATAACGGCGAATGTATCAGGAGGGCAGACAGTTGCAGAGGCGTTGGTATCGAGTCTTGCAGCCGGTTCTGGGGCGACAAAGGCCGTGGACTTCATAACGAAAAAGATAGCAGAAAGCCCCGGTATAAACATAGGCGACAAGCTAGGTATAGAAGACCAAGGACAAGGGGATATAGGCAACCTGATTATGAGTCTCGGCGAGACGATTGTGGAAAGACCCGTTAAGGGAATTGTAAAAGGTTTCGAGGATTTAGGCGCAGGCATACAGAAAGAGGGCGAAGACCTAGCGCAATCGTACCGTGAAGAGATCGGCGACCCTATAGATAAATTCTTTGCAGACCCTTTCGGTGCTGGTGGTGGCGACACTGGAGGCGGCGGTGCAACAGGCACAACCGGAACAACCGGAACAACAGGTGCGGACACAACCATCGGAGAGCCTACAGACATTATCCCAGACGACCCTACACTGTACGACCCGATAACAGGTGAGCAATTATCGCAACAGGCTTTATACAGACGCAACAGGCGCACAGGTGCAAAGGGTGTAGGTGGCACGCGCAAGACCGGAGGCCGTGGTATCAACGCGGCGGCACTCTCGTTATCTAAAAACGTATTGCTAGGGGCGTAAAGATGGCACCTAAAGCCAAAGCGATAACGACAAAAGAACATAATGATATACTGACGAGGTATACCGCGCTTGACTCCGATGCGTCCAGTTGGCTACCACACTACCAGCAGATCAGCCGCAGGCTAATGCCTAGAGCCGGTAGGTTTTTGTCCACTGACAAGAACCGGGGGAACCGAAATTACAACGAGATTTACGATTCTACCGGGGGCCAAGCCCTCACGGTATTAGGTGCCGGAATGTTGGCAGGAGCTACAAGCCCTGCGCGTCCTTGGTTCGACCTTAAGCCCGGAGACAGAGAGCTTTTAAAATCTCAGGCTGTGCAGGAGTGGCTTTTCGAGGTGCGCTCCATCATGCTCGACGTATTCAACAGGACAAACACGTACAGGGTGCTGCACCAGAAATACGAGGAGGGCGGCGCGTTTGGTACTGCCGCCAGCATCCTCATGGAAGACTTCAACAACGTCATATACGACCACCCATTGACGGTAGGCGAATACCGACTCGGTACAGACTACCGGGGGCGCGTGAATACCATCGGGCGCAAGTTCCAAATGACTGTAGGCCAAGTGGTCGAAGAATTCGGCCTTGAAAACTGTAGTTCAACAACCAAACACCTTTGGGACCAAAGCAACTACCAAGCTATGATACCGATTATCCACATGCTACAGCCTAGAGCCATGTTTGATGGTTCAAAGATGGACGCTTTAAATATGGAGTACCAATCGGTATACATTGAGGAAAGCCCGAACGATACCCAGACGTTAAGAAATAGTGGTATGAAACAGTTTAGGGCGTTGTGTCCTAGATGGTGGGTGACTCCGGGCGATACTTACGGCTACGGTCCGGGCATGGTGGCACTCGGTGACATCAAACAGCTACAGCATGAGCAACTAGCGAAAGCCAAAGGGATTGATTATCAAGTCAACCCTCCTCTGCAAATCCCTACAAGCATGAAGGATAAACTGGTAGACACACTGCCGGGGGGTACGAACTTTTATGACTCGACAGCGGGAGCAGGTGCCGGTATTAAATCACTCTTCGATGTGCAGTTAAGACTAGATCATTTGCTCGCCGACATCGTGGACGTAAGAGAGCGCATCGACGCTGCGTTCTTTAAAAACATATTCCTAATGATTTCGAGCAACCAAAGCGGACCACAGCAAACGGCGACAGAGATAGCCGAGAAGCATGAAGAAAAAATGCTCATGCTCGGCCCGGTGTTGGAGAACCTACACCACGAAGAGCTACGCCCAAGAGTCGAAATGACTTTTCAGCGTATCATTGAGGCCGATCTAGTGCCACCGCCACCGCCAGAGCTTGAAGGTCAAGAGCTGGAAGTAGAGTTTGTATCGGTACTTGCGCAAGCGCAGAAAGCTGTAACCACCGGGGGAGTAGATAAGTTCGTAATGAATCTTGGTACAATCGCCCAGATGAAACCCGGTGTGCTAGATAAGTTCGACGCAGACGCATGGGTTGACGAGTACAGCGACATGACCGGCATACCGCCGAAGCTCATCGTCGCAGGCCCACAGGTGGCGTTCATACGCAAACAGCGTGCAGCAGAAGCGGCAGCCGCGCAGAAACAGGAACAACAGCTCGCGGGTGCAGAGGTAGCAAACAAATTGGCAAACTCGCCAACGAATACAGACAGCGCACTAACTGGACTCGCCGGGGTGCAAGGATACACAGGAGGTTAATGTGCCAGATATGAAAATGACCAAGAAGGACCACAAGGCCAACGAAGCGCCTACCGCGATAGGAGAGAGCGATGAGAAGTACCCTTACGGGCTTACGATCTCGCTTGAGAACGAATCGATTGCCAAGCTTGGAATGTCGCCACTTCCGAAAGTGGGGGAGAGCTTCCAACTCGACGCAAAGGTGATGGTAAAAAGTGTCAGGGAGTCCGAGAGGATTAATGGCAAGCCCGAAAAGAGTGTAGAGTTGCAGATCACCCACATGTATTTAGGTAAGGGCAACACTAAGGATAAGACTAAGCAGGCCAACGCGCTTTACGAAAGCTAAATTATGAATCCTATAAGCCGTATAAGAACAATGCTACGCGTTCAAGATATGGACGCAGTACTAGCGGAGATCGCAACAGGCGAAGTTCCCGGTGCTTACGCTGTTCAAGTAAACGGGTACAACCCGGCTGTAACAGCAGTCCTAGCGGACATCTGCGAGTTAGGGGTGGGGGTAAGTGTACCTTTACCTGCCGGAGCTATCCCGATGGAGTTGGTATCATCCCACGCCGACGACATTATGACCACAGGTGATGGCG